AAGTTACGTGGGTCAGCAGCGTTTAACGTTGAGACACGAATCCAACGGTAGTTGTAGCCAGCCTGTTTGTCGGGCTCGGGCAACATATCAGGGAGCATCCACTGCTTAGGACGCTCTTGTACCTCACGTGTTTCTAACTCTCTTGTAAGTCTGTTTTCAGCCATTTTGGGACTCCACTTTTAGAAATTCCTTAACATATTGTTCAGGGGTAATTCCTAGTTTTTTAATCGTATTCAACTGGCTTTGCTTGAGCTTCACCTTGTTTGGAGATGTACTTCGAGCTACCGGGGCTACTACTGTGCTAGGTCTTGTTCTAGCGGGCTCAGTTCTAGCCGTTGATTCATTTGATCTCTGTTGGTCTTGGAAGACCTCTGGAAACCGTTGTCGTATTGTTTTGTCCAATTCCGAATAATATTCGTCCGAGCCAACTGGAACGCCGTTGTCTTTTAGGTCTTCGTGAACACCCAAAGCATAAGCGGTCATCCCCCTGTTTTGACCAAACCATCTGTTGCGGTTCTGCCAATCTTCAGCCTTATTGTCGGGCTTAGGAACAGGTTGTCGTTGTTCTTGACGTGGTTGTACTTCAAATTGTTCCTCTTGTAAAGGGGGTAACTTAAAGTTTTTTACCTGCATTATTTTGTAATTGGCATTTTGTAAAGCTTGTTGCGCCTCAATGATCTTGTCAGTATCACCGGCGTCATACGCTTCACGGTATGCCCTCTTCGCCATTTCCAACTCCATGTTGGCGGCGTTCTGTACTGTAGCAACGTACTCTTTCTCACCATTTGTGAGAATAGTTTTAATACGTTTGTTCTCTTGCAACAGGCGTTGCGCAACGTTTAAAGTTTCCTGCTGTTCACGTTGAGCAGATTCTTTTTCACGGCGCTCGTCGTGCCAAACTTTACGCATTTGTTTGAGCTTGTTTTTGACTTCTTCGTCATACTTATCAAGCTCATCTTTCTCTAGTTCTTCAACCAGAGGTTTAGGCATAGGCTCACGTCCTCGATCTTGAACTGGGGTGTCATCCTCAACTTCAATCTCAAATGAGTCTTGTGTATCTACGGGTTTACCCTTAGTTTCATCAGGAAATTTAAATTCTTCATTATCAAATTCAGGCATTTTGTACTCCTTTATTTGCGTTTAATACCACGGGGATCATCAACAGTGCCCTCTACGGAGTCATCATTAATGATACGAAACTCTCGACCATGAATCACCAAACGGGTACCCGCATGAGGACGCACAAGAACGAAATCGCCTTTTTGACAATACGCGCCATTTGGGAAGCGTGCAGAGTCTTTGTAACAGTCTGGACCCATATCAACAACAAAAAGAACAGTTGTGAGTGTCTCTTCATTGCGCATGGTTTCGTCTGCTTTGATTAAACCAATCTCGCTCTCTTCAAACTCTTTCTCCGCTTCTGGAATGGCGCAAAGAATTCGATAGCCAGACGGCTTGGGTAGTTGTTTGCCTTTCTCCTCTGCGGTGGCAGTGAAGTTGTAGGCTCCGACAACTTGCGGGTTGTTGGCGTCTGTAGCCAACAGGATGGAACTAGTCATCCGAGTTCTCCATGGTTTGTTGCAGGTCTAGTGCATATCCTCGCACAGTGAGTAGACCCTTGATCTCACCGCAGAGTTTCTTGTACTCTTCAAAATTTTCTACCCGGCCATCGGCCAAGTAGTCTTTGAGTTGAGCAACCTTCTCGTCAGATTGCTTTACTAGTACTTCAATAATGTCCATTACTCTTCCTTAGTTACTTTAGACTGATGTGTGTTTGACAAATGTTTGAGCACATCTACGCCAAGGTTCAACATGCTCTCTTGTTTGTCGTTCTGCATCTGCGTCACAGTTTTAAGCGTATCAATCTTTAACTGCTCTTGTTTGAGAGCCGCATCAGTCTGATCCTTAGTAACCTTGCGCTGCAAGTCACCTTGCTTGATCTGCAACTCTTGTTGTTGCAACTGAACTAACGGATCTTGCGCTTGCTGTTGAGCTTGCTGCTGTGCGGCTTGTTGTTGATTGCTTGCAAGCAGGCGTTGTGCAGCTTGTGCCAGCAGGGGAGCCAAACGCGCCTCGACTTCGGGATCCATGTTGATATCTTCGCCAGCCTCGTCTTTTTGTGGAGGCAAGCTCATACCCAACTGTTGCTCGATCTGTTTGCGATACTCAAAGCCTAAGTGCTCGTTGATGTGCGCCATCATTGCAGCTTGTAACTGCTGAGCCATTGGGTTGTTTTGAAGCAATGACATGATCTTTGGATCTTGCATCGCAGACATGTGAACCATGATATGTGCTTGGTGATCTTGATACATGAATGCCTTGACTGGCTTCATCATCAACACATTCTGATTCTCCGACACTGGGTCGGTAGGCTTCTGGTCTTCTTCCATCGGCACAAGTTTTGCCGCTTCTTTAATACCCAACACGTCAAGCATCTGACGATGCAACAAAGGCATGTTGTAAAGCTGGGGTGACTGCTGTGCCAACTGCATTACTGCTTGGTACTGCACAATCTTTTGCGCCATGGTTGACGCATTAGGATCGCTAACTGGAATCACGTCCACATTGTCGTAGTCGCCACGTTTAGCTTTGCGTGAGCCTTCAGTGGGCTGGTAGTCGTAGTCCTCTGGCGTGTACGCAGCAATGATGCCTTTTAAGAGTTTTAACTCTTGCTTCATTGAGTAGTGAATACGTGCTTGCACAGCACTCATTACTTTAAGCGTACGCTCCAGAATAGCCAGTGTTGTACCAACGGGAGAGTTAGCAGACATATCACTGATCTGAAGATCAGCAGTGTTTGCAAAGCGACGTCCCTCATCAACGATCTGACCCAGCAAAGCCATCAATGTCTGGCTAGGTTCTTTGTATGGAAGCGGTAATAAGTTATCACGAATCGTACCGCTAGGCACGTCAACGTCTCGCCACTCGCCAGGAGAAATTGGAGTGTCATCTCCCTTGACACGCAACCCGCGAGCTTTAAAGCCGCCAGGCAAATTGCTTAGAGTACCAGCATCGACAAGCTGACGAATAAGAGAAGTGCCTGACTTAGCAAAAGCCCCAATGAGGTGGATGAGGCCAAAACAGTAGAAGCCAAATCCGGGAACATATCCGTAATGGACATAGTGCTGTCGTTTTTGATAGGTCTCATCATCAGGCTCCCAGTTGCGGCGCACGGCCAAAACTTTGCTAGACCCTTTTTCAACGGTCACGATGTAGGGCAGTTTGATACCTGTAGGTTTGCCATCTTCTTCGTGTTCGTAACCGGGCAGGTCAAGATCAACACTCATCTCAAGAAGTTTATAGCGGCTATCTGATGTAGCTCTAAAGCCCATCTTTTCAGCAATCTTCTTCTCAACTTCGTCCAGCACGTTGTCTGGTTCGCCTAGATCAATATCACGATAAAAACCAGCCACTTGTAAGCGGCGTAGCTCATTCTCTGTCTTACGCATGACGTGAGTCACACGTTCAGACGTCTCTAAATTACTTGCACCGTAGGGCACAACCAAATCTTCTGCGGGTACAAACAAGGAGACTTGACGCTCCATGTGCGGGTCGTAATAGACTTTCTTAAACGCATTACCAGACAGACCCAAGCCCCACAACATGCGCTCGTGCTCAGGGCGGAACTCAGTCATCACATCTGTAAGCTGAAAGTTCATGTCATCTTGCACACGAACAGCGGCGGCTTTTTTCTCTGGTGTTTCTTTACCAATGATCTGAGTCTTCACTGGACCCGATGCAGGGAACGTACTCATCATGGTTTCAGCTTGGAACTTAACCAGAGCTTCTGAAAGCAGGGGGTGATACACACCGCAAGCGCCTTCCCATGGCTCGGTACGCTCTTCAATCTTCATCCCCAAGAGTTCCAGACCATCTACATAAGTCTGCATCCAGTCTTTGCGGCTACCAATGTCATCGTCAAAGTCACTGGCCAACTCACTGGCGAGTTCCTCAAGTGTGCTTTCATCTAAGAACTCAGCTAAGTTGTCGTCAAACGAGTCATCCTTAACAGAAGCTTTAGGATTAATCTCAATTTCTAACTCAGTTATCTCAATCTCAGGCTCCATCTCGATTTCAATCATCGGCTCTTCCATCAGAGCGTCGAGTCCTTGTGGTGCTTGGTACAGTGCTTTATCTATAGCCATGTCTGATCCTTAATAGTACGGTTCTTTTCTGCGAAATTGCCGTGGTTCATCTTCCTCATCGGACTCTAGCCTAATAAAGCCGCCACGTCTATAACGTATAAGTGCTTGTGACATGGAGTCCACCATGTCGTCGTGTTCTCCAGATGGAAAACTTGCAACCTCTTCCACAAGTTCTTCCGCCCAACTGGTGTTGGGAACCCACACCATTCCCGACGCAAATATATCAGCCACCGAGTTTAACCGGGCTATCTTGTCGTTACCTTTAGTGGGCGTAAATTCTTGCACGGGTATGCCCATCGCACGAAGCTCAAAAAT